TCTTCAGACCATTGGCGGGGCCATGCTCGTCTGTGACGGCATTATCTGGGCGGCGAGCCATCCGGAGGCGTCCAAAGAAGAGACCCGCGCCCTCCTTTTCGGTGCAGTGTGCGATCTCCTCTGCCCCTCCCCCGAGCCTCCTCAGGAGGCCACATGCGTATCCTAATCGGCCCGATCCGCTACAAGGTGGTAGAGACCGACATCCCCTCCATCTGTGGCGACATCAACACGGTGAAGTGTTGCATTCGCCTCAACAAAGCGATGAGGCCGGATATTCGACAGGTCACGCTCTGGCATGAGATCGTGCATGGCATCCTCTACGCGGCCGGCCAGACCGACCACGACGAGGTGCTGACCGACGCGATCGCGCACGGCATCGTGCAGGTGCTCAGAGACAATCCGGAGTTGCGAGGAAGCTAATGGCCGCTCCTTACAGAACATCGAAACAGCCGATCACGATGCTCGAAGTGACTGAGCAGGTGAAGACCTACCAGGAAGCACTCACAGAAGCGGAGTACGACCTGAAGGTCGCAGAAGACAGTCTTCGCGCGGCGCAGGACAAATGCCGCCGCCTCAGAAGCCGAGTTACGGCCTGGACAGAGTTCGCGAAGACGCTCAAGGATCTGCCCTAACTTTACACACTACTTTACGCTGGCGTAGCTCAGAGGCAGAGCGTGGGGCGCACCGCCCCGAGGTCGATGGTTCGAATCCTTCCCCAGCACCACTACCCTTTTACTCACGGGGCAAGGCCCCACCTGTTCCCCAAGGAGGAAACAGCTCATGCACATCCGACTCCACCCCCTGTTCGAGGGCGATAGTGGCGGCAACACCGGCGGCGGTGGCGGCACCCCACCCCCGGCCGCGCCTCCAGCACCCGCCGATCCGCTGGCCGCGTTCGAGCGCTTGCTCAACCGCAGCGGCAGCGACGGCACGCAGCTCGCGCGCCAGCTCTACGAAGAGAACTTCCGCCATCGCGAGCAGATCCGCACGCTGCAAGGCCAGCTGCCCGCGCAGGGCGCGGCGGTGCTGACGCCCGAGCAGGCGACCGCGTGGCAAGCCTACCAGGCGCTGGGCGCGCCTGACCAAGTGCAGGCGACGATCGCCGGCCACGCCGCGCTCAAGCGCGACCTGGAGCTGCGCGACGTGGCCAGCGCCAGCGGCTACACGCTCGACGTGCTGCGCACGCTGAGTGGCGATCTGGCCTTCGAGGTCAAAGACGAGACCAAGGACGGCAAGGCCGTCAAAGCGGTCTACGTCACCCCCAAGGGCGGCCAGCCCACCCCGATCGAGACCTACGCCACGGAGCAGTGGGCCGCGTTCCTGCCGGCGCTCAGGCCAGCCGCCGCGGCCGCTGCCGGCGCACCCGCGCTCGGCGCGTCGAACCCGGCCTCTGTGCGCGGCGCGACCCCGCTGCCGGCCACCTTCGACCCCAAGAATCCGCCGCGCCTGTCCAGTATCGACTGGAAAAAGTGAACCGACCACGGGGGTTGCCCTTTCCCGTAGCCGGTTCATGAACCCCAATTCTACCACAAGGAGTCACCCCCTATGGCCATCTCCGCAAACGCGCTGACCATGGCGCAGTACGCCATCATGAGCAATTCCCCGCTCGTGCAGGCGGTCACCTTCTCCCTGATCGACAACGGGTCGATCATGGCCCGCGACATCCCCTTCATCGACAAGCAGACGCTGATCGCGAACGGCGTCCGCTGGGAGGGGAACCTGCCCACCGTCGGCTGGAGCCAGATCAACGCTGAGGGTTCGTCCACCAGCGGCACGCCGACGCCCTACCAGGAACAGGCGTACATCATCCGGAACGTGATCGATGTCGATAAGTTTTTGGTCATGGACCAGAACCAGATCGCCGATCCGCGGTCGACGCAGCTGGGCGCCTACCTCAAGGCGGTCGCGTACGACTTCAACTTCAAGTTCGTCAAGAACGACCATGTGACCGGCGACGCGAATGCGATCGTGGGTCTGCGCTTCCGAATCGACAACCCGGCGACCTACGGCGTGCGTAGCGCCGCCAAGATCGACGCCGGCGGCGCGACAGCCGATCTGTCAAGCAGCCGCACGGCGGCGACGTTCGCCGCGTTCCTGGAGAAGGTCGACCAGCTGCTTTGGGCGGTCGACAGTCCCGACGGCACGGGTGTTGTGCTGTATGTCTCGGACGAGTTGCAGCGCCGCTGGAACGCCGCCGCGCGCCAGTTCTCGGGCCAGGGCGGATTTAGCCAGGCGACCGACCAGATGGGCCGCGCGGTCACCATGTACAAGAACGCGGTCATCCAGGATCCGGGCCTCAAGTCGGACCAGGCGACGCGCATCATCACCACGACCGAGACGAACGCCGGAGCGGACGGCGCGTCGACGTTCACCTCGATCTACGCGGTCAACTACGGCGACGGACACTTTGGCGGCTGGCAAATGCAGCCGCTGATTGCCCAGGACCTGGGCCTGCTCGAAGCCGGCTCGACCTACCGGACGCTGGTCGATTGGGCCGGCGGCCTGATCAACCAGTCGAACCGCTCGATCGGCCGCCTGTTCGACATCAAGTACGCCTAGTCCCTGACCCCGCCTTCCCCTGATGGTCTGGCGCGGTCAAAGGCGGCCGCGCCCGGCCTCCCCACGATAAAGGAGTCCATCCCTATGGCAACTGATGCCAAACTGTCCATGCAGGCCAGTGTCACCAAGACCGGCACGTTCAACTCGACCGGGGTGAACGTCAAGCGCACGCCGCCCTTCGGCGTCATCCAGTGGTGCCGCATCCTCTATAGCGCGGCCTCGACCAGCGCGGGCGCGGGCGCGGTCACCTTCCGTGTGACCGAGTCGGACGACGACTCGACCTACACCGGCATCTACCAGCCGACCGAGGCCAGTCTCGTGCTGTCCACGACCGCGATCGCCGGCGAGATCTACATCCCGGTCCTGACCGCCCATCCCTTCGTCCGGCTCGAGCTCTCCGCGATCAGCGGCACCAGCGCCACGATCACCTACCAGGCCGATCTGGTCGAAGCCAAGCCGTAGGCCCTCCCCCTGATTCGCGCAGCGTGGCTCCTTGTGGCCACGCTGCCACCCCAAGGACTCTGCTGTGGCTGATAACGTTATCTTTCAATCAGCGATTCCAGCCACGCCGCCGGCCGCGACCGTGGTATCGACCGAAGAGATCACGACGCTCAACGGTGCGGGCGTTTCGGCGCAGCACGTGCAGCGGACGATCCCGGCTGCGCGCACGGCTGATGGAGCGGCGATTGATCTGGTCGGCCAGAAGGCGCGTGCGCAAAGCCTGCCGACGGCACTCTCGACCGAGGATGCCGCGCTGCTGGCCGATTTGCTGACCATTACGGCGTTCCAGGCGCGCATCCCCGCGCCGGCGCTGCTGACGAATGCGAGTGCGACGCCGACCGCACTGGCCGCGGGGGTCTACCCGCTAATCTACAACGGCGCGACCTGGGACTTCCAGCGCACGCCGGTCATATTCAAACCCTTTTCCTTGACCGCCGCGACGGCCGAGGTCACGATCTGGACGCCATCGGCCGGGAAGAAATTCCGCCTGATGGGCTTTGTCATTGGCGCGGGCGCGGCGACGACCATTCTCTTCAACGATAACACCGGCGGCACGCTGATCTTTACCGCCAAAGTGACGACCGGCATCGCGCTGGCGGTCAATCTCGGCAATGGCATCCTGAGCGCGGTCGCCAATAATGTGCTCACCGTCACGCGCGGAACCTCGGGCACGCTCGACGGCACCGTGTTCGGGACAGAGGAGTAACGGCATGCTCCTACTGTTTGCCGCGTTCGGAATCGGCTCGCCCGTCGTGACCGTGTTCCGGGCCGCGACGCTCCGCAGCCCGACTGCCGATAGCACGCTCCGCAGCCCTAATCGCGATAGCACGCTCCGCAGCCCGACTGCCGATAGCACGCTCCAAGGATAGACTATGGCTCTCCAGAACGCCATCCAGGGCCAGGCCCACACTGGCCAGAGTATCACCTGGACCAGGGACGACGGCACCGCGCAGAACCTGACCGGCGCGACCCTCACGGGCACCATTACGAACGTGCTGACGGGCGTGAGCGTGGCGATCGCGGGCGCCTTGACCGCAACGACCCCGCTGAGTGGCATCCTGACCTGGGCCTACGCGAGTGCCGATGTGGCCAGCGCCGGCCAGTACCGTGTGCAGCTGCTGGCCAGCTACGCGGGGGCGAGCGATGCGACCTACCTGGCCGACTGGCTTGTCCTCCCGATCGCCGCGAGCGCCACACCGCGATCGACGATGAGCGCGCTTATCGCACGGCTGAAAAAGCTCATCCGCATCACCACCGACCTGACCGACTTCGACTACCTGGAACTGCTCGACGACCACGCCGTGAGCGTCAACGGGGTGCTCGAACCCCAGCGCCCGTTCTACACGCTCCATGCGGCGCCCTTCGAGAACCTGGAGATCGGCAGTCAGATCTTCTACGGCTTTAAGACCTTGCTCGTGGAGAACACCGACTACACGAGTGACTATCAGCGCGGCCTGTTCACGACGCCCGCGGCCGACTATCGCGGCCTGCGCATCGTGGGCACCGCCTACGACCTGCACGCGGCCGCTGCGGACGCATGGGAGTTGGTCGCCGCTGGCCAGGCCAGTGTCTTCGCCTGGTCGGATGTCGAGGGCAGCTACCACCCCGAGCAGGCCCGTGACTACGCTTTGACGATGGCGAAGGCGCACCGGCGCAAAGCCTGGGGCACGGGCCGCACGGTCGAGCGCGACGACACCCCCGAGCTGCCGCGCGACGGTGGCGGCTGGAAGGGCGATCTCTTGCGGCGCGAGCGCGCCGGCTATGGGCCAAGCTAATGCCGATTCTCTCCGCTGCACAACTGGCCTATATGCGGTCGGTCAAGTCGGATAACTATTCCGATCTGCTCGATATCTACCGCGCGCCGGCCGTGAGCGCCTCCAAGCGCGGCGCGGTCGTCCTCCTCACGAGCGGCGTGCTGTGCCGGCGCTGGCCGGCCATCCGCGCCCCGAAGGTGCTGGCGGTCATCCCCGACATTGCCGGCGCGCGTGTCGACGAGCTGATCTTCTTCCCCGACTCGGCCGACGTCCGGCGCGGCGACGAGCTGCGCAGCGCAAGTGGCGAGAAGCTCAAGGTTGAAGGTGTGGGCCGCTGGCAGACATCCCGCGCCGTCGCGGCCAGTCTGGTGCAGCCGTCATGAGCCAGCTCGTCGACATCCAGCATCTCCCCGAAGTCCAGGACGCAATCAAGAAGCTGGGCAATGGCATCCAGCCTATTCTGCGCACCGTCAGCGGCCAGGCCCGCAGACTCCTGATCGACGCTTTATCGCAGTACCCGGCCGAGCGCCCTGGCCAGACGTATGTGCGCACCGAGCAGCTCAAACGCGGCTGGCAGCGCGCCACGCCGCTCGACCAGGGCCGCGGCTTCCAGCTGATCAACGCCGTTCTCTATGCTGGACTGGTGCAGGGCGACAGCCAGGCGTGGGTTCATCGGGGAAGGTGGGAGAAAGCAAGCGAGATCGCGCACGACCACGAGGAAGAAATCCTCGCGCTCTACGAAGCCGCCGCGCAGGAGCTGACCCAATGACCGTCGCAACCCGCGCGACCGCGCGCCTTGCACTCGCCAACCTCATCCGCGCGAGCGTTAGTAGCGCCCAGACCGTCTACGACCACGAGCCGGGCGATCTCGGCAGCGCCAGCCCGATCATCATTGTGGCCAGTGGGGGCAGCGAGCGGCCGCGTCTGACGTTCCAGGGCACGAGTAGCGTGTTTAGCTTCAGCGTGGATATCTACACGCTGGCCGCAGAGACGGAGTCCGGCGCGTACACCTATAGTGATTCGGCCAATGTCGTGGACGCCTGCGAGGCCGAGCTGGCGCAACTTTTCGCGAACAGCCAGGAAAACGGCATCTGGAGCCAGATCCAGTACGCTTCTCCCAGTCAGATCGAGTTCGGCATCTTCGGTGCCGATGGCATCCCCCGGTTTCGCGAGCGTATCCCCGTGCGTATCACCCTCTTCTCGTAAGGAGTCCTTTCATGCCCCGAACCGCTATCACGGTCCAGCAGCCCGGGCTGGCCGGCGCGACCCCGACCTATGGCGCGGTCGACCAGGCGAACGGCAACAGCTTCGTCTGGCCAGGCGTCCCGGTCCTCATCCATGCCAAGGATACCAACGCCAGCCCATCAACCATGACCGTCGCCGCGCCGGCCAAGCTCGGCGGGGTCAGCCTCACCGCCCCGACCCTGGTTGTTCCCGCCACGACGGGCGACAAGATGCTGGCGATCGCCGACCCGTCGCCATTTTTGCAGTCCGACGGGAGCATCTATCTCGACTGGACGTTCGGCACCAATGTGACCGTCGCAGTCGTGCGGTTGCAGTAGCCATGCCGCAGTACATCGTCCTCTTTCCGATCAGCCCCGAGGTAGGCCCGCTCATTCTGCCGGCCCAGGCCGATCGCAACGCGCCCGACGTGGTGCCCGAGCCGGTGATCGTGGACGAGTCGGTCATCAGCGATGAGGCGGCCCCGATCCTGATTGCGGCCGGAGTGATTGCCCTGCTACCCGGTAGCGGCGGCCCGATCGTCGCAGGCGAACCGTACCTGGTCGGCGATGATGGCCCGGAGCTGTTCGTTCCGTCCGCCCCACCACCCCGCCGGCGCAAACCGTAGCGCCATGCCCCTGGCCCACCACCCCATCCTGTAAGGAGTCCTTCCTATGGCACAGACCACCGGCGGCACGTCTGCCGTCAACGCCGTCGTCGAATGGTCGACCGACGGCAGCGCCTGGACCGCGATGAGCGGCCACGCGAATAAAGTCACCACCTCGGGCGGCCAGCGCAAGACTGGCGAGATCGAGACCTTCGACGGCGATACCGTCATTCTCACCGCCGGCAAGCGCGGCAGCATTGATGTCAAGGTCGCGGCTGTCTACACCGAGACCGCCGGCGAGATCCAGCAGATCGCGCGCGCGCGGCAGCAGGCCGGCACCCCGTTCTATTTGCGCTGGACGGTCAAGGCCGCGACGACCGGCAACCTCCGCAACACCACAGCTAGTGGCTATCTCACCGATGCGGTCTTCCCGAATGTGGACGCCTCGGACGCCAAGCCGCAGATGTGCATGCTCACCCTCAAGACCCCCGAGATCACCGTCGCCGCTGTCCCGTAGGCGTCATCGTCTGGCGCTGGGAACCCGCCCGGCGTAGACGCTCGCATAGGGGCGGCAGTGTCCCGCCGCCCCACTCGATTTTCATTACGCTTTCTCTTAGGAGGTTCCCATGCCACGCACCCCCAAAGCCCCCGTCGAAGTTATCGAGCAGCCGGCCGAGCAGCCCGCAGAAAAGGCGCGGCCCGTCCTCACCATCCAGTTCGATCTGTACCAGCTCACTGTTGACGATCTGCCGCTCGTGCATGCGATGCGGCGCGGCCAGGCCAGTGACGAGGCCGTGGTCGAGCTGTTCAATCGTGTGGTTGTCGGCGGCGCGAAAGCGATCCCGTTCCCGGCGCTGCGCGAGGCCTGCAATGCGTTCTACCGCGCGGTGTTCAATGTCGGCGAGCCGGAGACCCCCTCGGGAAACTAACGTTGCGGCTCGTCTCTCACCTTTGGACTGGCGGGCCGCAGCCGATCGAATACCTCAAGCTGATCTTCTACCGCACCTTCGGCTGGACGCCTGCTGAGCTGCGCTCTGTCCCCCTGCCCGACATCCTCCAGATCTTGACCTGTATGCAGGTCGAGGCCGATGTGGCCGCGATGCCGTAAGGACGCCCGTGTCCGACTACCAGCTGAATTTTGTCTTTCTCGGCAAGGATGAGGGTGCGGAAGACACCGCGAAGGCGGTGGCGGCCGCGCTCCAGGATTTGGGGGACAAGAGCGAGCAGGCCAAGCCGAAAGCGGACGGCCTGTTTTCGAAATTCACGATCACCGCCGGCGACGCCGTACACGCGGTGCAGGCGGTCGTTGGCGTGGTTTCGGATGTGGGCCATGCCCTGATCGACGGCAACGCCAAGTTCGAGCAGTACAACGTCGCCTATACCACGCTCATTAAAAACTCGGATGATTTCAAAGCGGCCAACAGCACGGTCACCGATAGTCTGGAGCTGAACGCGCTGGCCTCAGATGCGGCCAAGCAGCACATGCAGGAGCTAGCCGACTTTGGCGCGCGCACCCCGTTCGATCTGCCGGGCGTGGTCGAGGCCGATACCGTCCTGCAAGGCTTCGGCCTGAACAGTTCGGCCGCCGCGGAAAAGTTTGGTTTTGCCGGCAAAGAGATCTTGACCATCGCCGGCGACGTGGCCAGTGGCACCGGCGTCAACTTCAAAGAGATGGCGCTGACGCTGGGCAAGTTCTCCAGTGGCGCGACCGGCGAAGCGATCTCGCGGATGCAGGAGTTGGGCATCACGAACCGGGATGAGCTGTCCAAGCTGGGCCTGGAGTTCTCCAAAGCCGGCCAGCTGATGAGCCCGCTGCCCGAAGCCATGAACACCGTGCTGACGCTCATGAAGCAGAAGTACGGCGGCCTGATGGATGCCCAGAGCCAGACGTTCACTGGCATGATGTCCAATCTCGACGATTGGAAGGGCCAGACCATGCGCAGTCTGGGGGAGCCGATCTTTGAGGCGCTGAAACCCCAACTGGCCAGCCTGCTCACCTTTTTAGGCAGCGACACGACCAAGCAGGCGATCGCCAGCTTCGCGCACGGCCTGGCCGACGGCGTCACGTTCGTGGGCAACCTTGCGAGTGTGCTGCACGACTACGGCATCCCGGCGATGGAAGGCATCGCGTCCGCGACGGCGGCCTATGCGATGGTCACGTTGCCCGCGGCGATCCCGGCGGTGCTGACCGCGACGGCGGCCTTCATGGCCCAGGCTGTGGCGGTGGCAGCTGCCGTGGCTCCACTGGCGCTCATAGCGATTGCGGTGGCGGCGGTCACCAAAGCGTACAGCGACTTCAAGCAGCAGAACGAAGACGCCACCCAGAGCCTGCTGGAGTCGCGCGAGTGGTGGAACAATTCGACCCAGGCGCTGCATGACTTCGACGGGGCCTCAGATGCGACCAAGGGCAAGCTGAGCGGGCTGAAGACGGCGGTCGAGGAGAATCGGGCCGAGCTCCAGCGCGAGATTACCAGCCTGGCCGAGCGGCGCGAGGCTGGCCTGGTCTCGGACGCGCAGTACACGCGCGAGATGGAGACCATCAACCAGCATCGTGTGGCCGTCACTGCCAGCAGCGAGGCGCTCGCTCGCCAGATGCAGATCGCCAGCGAGACGGACAAATACGACGCGCACGAAGAAGCGCTGCACGCGATGGTCAGCGCGCAAAACGACTATACCCAGGCGGTGCAGGCCACTGAGAAGGAGCTGGCCGACGCCGACAAGGCGATCGACAAGGTCTACAAGGCCGCCCCCCAGGCCCTTCAAACCGCCGCCGCGACCACCAACACCTTCCTGGCCCAGCAGGCCGAGCAGCAAGCGACGCACGAGCAGAAGATCGCCGATTTAGAGGCCCAGTTCGCCGACGCCAAGACCACTAAGGCCAAAGAGGCGGTTCAGGCCAAGATCGATGCCGAAAACACCGGCTACGAACAGTCCTCCACCGCCGCAGCCGCTGCCTATGCGCAGGCCGAGGCCGCCCAGCGCGCGCATCTGGGCAAGGAGCTGATCGACTACGTGCAGGCCTTAGCGGTCAAGAACACCGCCTTCCGCGAAAAGTCTGGTGATTTGACCGATGCGATCGCCAAAGAGTACGGCGTCATCGAGGGCCAGACCACCAGGTCGTTCGGCGCGATGCTGAATACGATCGATGGCTTTGCCAATAGCACACAGACTGACGCCTCCTCCGTCGCGCATCATCTGGGCCTTGTCACGGACGCGGCCGCCAACACCCAGCGCACGATGGACAATCTCGCCAAGCAGTACGCGATCGAGATCAAGGAAGACCTCGACGCGCACCGCATCACGGCTGAAGAGTACGCCCGCGCGCTGGCCGACATCCCCAGACGGGTCGAAACGACGGTCACGACGCATTATGAGCATACCGGCCAGCGCAGCGAAGACGACCAGAACCCCCGCCACCACCCCGAGGCGCGCGCCAGCGGCGGCCCGGTCAACGCCAGCACGCCCTACCTGGTCGGCGAGGCTGGCCCCGAGCTGTTTGTGCCCAGAACCAGCGGCGCGATCGTCAGCACGCCGGCATTAGCGGCCGCGCTGGGCGGTGGGGCCGGCGCGACCTACAACCAGACCTTCCTCACGATCTCCCCCGGCGCGATTGTGATCAACGGCGACAAAGGCCAGGACGTGACCGCGCTGGCCGAGCTGGTCATCCGCAAGATCACCGACAAGATGACGCTCCGGCGCACCTGATTGCGTCTCGTCAAGGAATAACACATGGCCTCCGACTACCGCATCATCGCCAACGGCACGACGATCTATCTCAATAATTCAAATGGCGTGCCCACCTCGGGCGGCTCGGCCCAAGGGCCCAGTACGACGCCATGGATGCTTCGCTCGCCTGAGTGGACAGTGCATGCGAGCGTGCCCGAAACGCTGTTCACGGGCGGGCCGCCATTCCGCAACGGGAGCAGCCCGGTCAGCGCGGCCTACCCGAACGTGACCGAGACGATCCCGCTCGTGCTGAACGGCGGCACACACGACACGCTTGTCGCACGCCTCCAGCAACTTCGCCAGCTGACTCGCATGACGCCCGTGTTCTCGCAACCCATACTGTACGCGCAGCCGAGTGGTGCGACCAACCCAGTCTATTTTGAGATCCTCGCCGTGTCTTGCCAGGAGCGCGCGGCCGATGGTGGGGAGTCGCCAGGCGAGGGGGCAACGTTCATCCACGTGGATCTCACCATCACCCACAGCGCATTGGGTGGGGTGCTGAGCGCGGGCGAAACCTTGTTGAACGCCGTGGCGTACACAAACACCGGCACCGGGACGCCCGACAACATAGCGCCGTATAACACAGGGTCGGGCGACCTGATCTACGAGGGAGGGCCACTCAATATCAAGATCGCATCGGTCAGCGACTTTCCCGATCGTTTCATCCTGGCGAGTGTGCTCAATCGCGCCTATGATGTCACGGCTGGATTGCCGGGCACGTATGCCACGAGCAGCACAACGGGGGCATTCGCGACCGTCTCATCCTTTACAACGACCGCGTTCTATACCCGGCCACGACTCAAACTCCGTATCTTGATGCGGTTCAGCGCGGTCTCTGCAAACGCACAAGTACGGCTCGGTTGGCAACTCACCGGCGGAAGTCCAATCTCGTTCCCGACCGATTGGATCACGCCGCCCGCGTCCGCGTGTCTCGTGGACGCCGGAATCGGCCCCGTTCCTGATGTCGGCCACGCCAGCCGGCAGGCCGGTCTCATCACCTTTCCGTATCTGTATATCCGATCGACCAACGGCGCGAGTGCATCAGTCACGCTCAGTTATTTCGAGTATCTCCTCTATTATGATTTTTGCACACTCCAACTCAGCAGCCAGATGACGCATACGCCAGCTGGCGACTATGTGCTGCTGGACAGTTTCGCGGAAACATTTGGCGCGGTCGCGTTGCCGCATACGACGCCGAGCGCGGCCATTTACACCTCGACGGATAACCCCGGGTCGACCGCGATCATTCGCGGACGCATCCCGCGCTACTTCAGCGGCGCGTCGCTCTACGCGGCGTGGGCTGGCCTGGGGGTGCATTCGACGACCGCGACGGCAACCATCACCGCGACACACGCGCCCTTGTACCAAACACTGCGGGGAGGTGGATAATGCCGATACCGCTTAATCTGAATGTCTACGAGCGTGGGAATGCCGGCGTGCTGACAAGCAGCTTTGTGACCGACCTGGGAGAAAGCGCCGACAGCTACACCCACACGATCTCCGATCGGTTCGGCTTCGAGAGCTGCCGGATCCCGTTCACCTGCACGCTCGACGAGGCGATCGACTGGCTCCAAAACGGCCTCATGCGCAGCCTCATCGTCAGCAGCCCGGACGCGGAAACCGTGTGGGAAGGCTTTTTGGAGACCATCACCGTCACGATCGGGCAAAAGAAGGCCAGCCTCAGCCTGCGCGGCATGGCGAATTTCGTCCACTTTTTGTGGACGACGATCCAGGGCGGGCCGGGCGGCACGACGGCGACCGCGACGACGGCCAGTCTGCTCTCGCAGGCGCTCTACGGGCGCAAGGACTATCTTGGCAGTTTGCCGAAAGTGACAAGCACGCAGGTGCTGAACGCGCTCGCCAAAACGCTCGCCACGCTCTGCCTGCCGCGATCGGCGGAGGCGAGTGCGGCCGCGACGGGAGAAATCGGCGACATTGCAATCGAGCTAACGTTCGCTGGCTGGTACGCGACGCTCGACTGGAATATTGTCAGTAACAGCAGTACGACGAACACGATCACGAATACGCAGCTGACGGCCACCTGGCTGCCATCGGTTGCCAGCATCAACGCGTTTCTCAGCACCGACATGAGCGGCATCGCCTACACCGGACCGCTGATGCCCGAGTATGTCGCGCACTACTCGACCTATAAGCAAGTGATTGAGAAGCTGCTTGGCGTGGGCGACGCGAGCAACAACACGCTGGCCTACGGCGTGTACGAGGATCGGATGTTTCGCGCGGTCACATCGGCGGCGGCCACGCCAGCGACCATTACCTACCAGGAAGATGCGAGCAGCGGCCAGATCTTGGATGCATACGGCGCCGTGGTCGCGCCGTGGGACGTGCGGCCGAACGCCATGAGCCAGGTGATCCAGTTGCTCGATGTCGGGCCACCTCTCGGCGCTATTGACGCTGCAGCGCGCAAGTACGTCGGGCGGGTGACCTGTAGCATCACGCGCGACTCGGTCGGCTGTACCCTGGAGCCGAGCGGCGCGGGCGGGCTGGACGCGCTGCTGAGCGCGTTCCCAGCGGCCTACTGGAGGAATACGTAGTGGATTACTCCGACATGGCACGGCTGCTCTATCCGGCGCTGGAGCCACATATTCTGACGAACATGCCCATCTACCTTCCGTGGGCACAACGCGGCCTCAACCCCCAGGCCGCGACGGGTATATGGGGAGATCAGGGTCAACCATGGGCTGTGCAGATACTGGCTTTCTATTGCAGCGTTTATGTCGTAGGACCCAATTCAGGAATCAACTACTGGACAGTTTCGTTAACGGATCAGGGACTAGGTGTCATCGCATCGTTTAACACATCAGCCATCGCCGCAGGTACCTGGACGCGGTTCGCCGTCACGAGTGGTATTGCCCAACCAGGGAGCACGAACAGAATAAATCTCGTCAACCTGGTCACGACGGGAGCGCCTGGCGCAATTTATGTTGTACCTGCCGTGGCGCTGCTGATAACAGGATAGGAGCATCCATGCGCCACATCCTGCTCGTCGTGCTCCTGCTCGCACTGTCCACCCCCGCCCGCGCGGACGCACCAGATCCGCACCTCACCGCACAGTGGGACTCTGCCACGTCGGCCACGATCCAGTGGACACAGACCGCGCGCGGGTGCCTGGAGCGGCAGCCGAAGGAAGGCGCGGCGGTGTTCATCGGCTGCTACGAGCGCTTGAATGCGACGATCATCGTGACGCTGGGGCACGTCGGGCCGCTCTCGGGCGATCTGCGGCCGACGGCGGGCGATGTCTATAAATTAACCATAAATGGGCAGGTATTTAGTGCTCCATTGATCGGCAGGCCGGTGTATCTCCCTCTCTTTCTGTAGCTACGAATCAAAACACCCCGATCCGTAACGGATCGGGGTGTTTGTCGTTGGCGGGTCACTCGGTTGCGCTCCCATTGCGAGTTGCCACCCGCAACCGTTTGCTCATGGCCTGGCGCGTGATGCCGTGCGCGTTTGCGGCGGCCTGAATGCTCGGGTATTCCACCCCGTCATAGACGATCGGGGTACGCGTGGTTGCGGTCGCGCTCGCGCTTAGCGCGGTTGCGGTTGCGGTTGCGCGAATCGCCCGCAACGCGGCCCGCTGGCGATCGCGCTCCAGAACGACTGCGGCCTGCTGCTTTTCGGCCTCGATCTGGATCTGGCTCAGCTTCCACGCGCGATCGATGTCGAGCTGCTGCGCATCCTTCCGGCGCTGGAGTTCGTCCTGGTAGCGCTGCTCTTCTTCAGCGCGCCGGGTCTCCCGATCGGCGGCCGCCCGCCGCTCTGCTTGGAGCGCGTCCATCCCCGCGCGGTGGAGCATCGCGCTACAGATCGTGACCGCGCCGATAGATCCGATATGCACGATGGTCAGCAGCACGGCGGCCCACGGCGCCGGCGCGTCGGGGATAAGATGGAAGCCGCGAAAGCCCCACAGGCTGCCATACAATACGACCAGTGCGACCGCGCTGACGTTCAGCGCGCCCGCCCAGCGGGTCCGGACGCCTGCGCCTGAGATGAGCCCGCGCAGGTACGCCCACTCGGCGCCGACTGCCAGCAGAATGTTGTACGGGTACGGCACGATCGTGGCCGCCTCGGCCGCGACGATCGCCACGCTGGCGGAGCTGATCAGCAGCTGGTGCGGCTGGCCGAGCGCCAGGTCGAACGGCTCGCGCACAAAGGCGCGGAAGGTGGTTGTGGTCATTTCAGCCCCCCGATCGGGTGCGCGGCCCGGTACGCAGCGGCCGCTGCCTGCATGGCGCTGGCGCGGCTGGCCAGTTCGGCCACCACGGCCGCGCTATCGCCATCGCACGACCAGGCCGAGACCATCCCGAAGGGATAGCCGATCGGATCTTCGATCTGCTGCCGAAGCCGCGCCGGCGCGGTCTCCCAGGTGCATTCTTGCTGCGCTGGTGAGCTGGACACGATCGCGATCCGCGTCCGGTAGACCGGCTCTGGCGCGGCGGGCACGGGCGCGAATGAGACGAGCGGCAGCGCCAGCAGCAGCGCGATAACTCTTCTGATCATGGAGTCCTCCGTATCGGCTGTGGCGACGGCGTGCCGACGATGCCGATGTTGCCGCCGTAGGTTGCGACCCACTGCCGCGCGGCGGCGACGCGCAGCTGATCAGGCTCCATCCAATCGCAAACGGTAACGGTCTGCTCGCCCGTGCCGGCCGTCAGACACGGCGGCTGCGGTTCGGGTGTCGGAGGCGGCGCGACCACCGCAGGGACTGCCTGCGGGGCCACACGGCGGGGCGCCAGATCGGGGCCGACGATCGGGAGATCGGGCGCATCGCTCGCGCGCAGCCAGATGCGGCCGCTGCCGGCAACATCGGCCTGGATCCACTCATCGCCGTAATGCGCGGTGGGGGTGATCGCGCGGGTACTCTCGATCGCGCCCAGCGGCTCACCATTCGGCGCGGCGAACGCGATCAGCAGCCGCCCAGCACGCGCGGGGGGCGCGGGGGGCGCGGCGGGGAGCGGGGATGGGCCTCTCGTGCCATCCCCGCGATCGGGGGGCGCGGCGGGGGGTGTGGCGGGGACAGCGGGGACACGAGCGGGGACGAAAGCGAGATAGACCACCAGGGCGATCAGCAACAAGCCGAGCACGGCGATCGTGGCCAACTCGGCAACGGTCGGCGGGCTGCGGTGGATGGTCTGGTCAGCCGGCGGCGCGATGGGGGGCAATAGATCGGCCAGGCTGCGCGGCTCCCCAGAAGGCGCTTTGACGAAGCCGCGCGCATCGCGATCGGCCTCAGTGAATTGAATCGAGGCCATCAGCGTGCCTCCGCATGTTCTGTAAAGTAATAGCTGTTCGATCCGTCCTTTTGTCGGCAGACCAATTGCGGCCGATAGACCATCCACGCCGCGATTCGATCGCGCGCTGCGCGCTCAGACTTCCCAATCGTCTCTGCCAGATCGGAAACCGCCCAAACGCCTGACAGTGCCGCGCGCGCATGCGCCAACTCCGCGGCATATCGCGGCGGTTCGCTGCTATCCGCAGCGGTCCGCGGCGGGGCAACATCCCCCGCCATCGCGGGGCCACGCGGCGGGGCGGCGGGGGTGGCGTCCGGCTGCGGCGCGAGCGCGGTGGTCGTACCGTCGGCGGGGACAATGCGGGGAATGGCGGGGCGGTCGGCCGTGGGGATCACATCGATCGCGCTCTTGACATACTCGAGCTCGCCGGCGATCTCGTCGTCGCCCATAATCGAGCGCTCCAGGTCGGCCGACAGGCCCAGCGTGCGAACAACTGAGCGCATCGTGTCGCTCGACGCCATGAGCAGCCCGCGTAAGCTGCCGATCGCCTCCTCCTGTTCGAGCGGCAGCAGGTTCGCCCAGCCGATCGCCGCTAAGGTCTCCGCCCGCACCAGGCTGGCTTTGATAATCGCCAGCTCCCCACGCTGCTGCATCTCCAGCTTTTTGACCGCGTGCGCCTGCTGCACCGACTGTACCCAGCGCTCAGGCGTGAGTTGCACCCAGGCCAGCGCCGGGATAACCACAAAGGCAATCACCAGCACGAAGGCGAGCGCGCGCCAGCTGCCAAGCTCCCTGACGCCGGGCTGCCCATACAGCCAGGTTTCGATCAGCTGCTCCGCCTGAACGACCAGGAAGAGCGCCGAACCGAGGATGACATAGAAGCCGATCGTGGCCCACTGGGTCTTTTGGAGCAGCTGCCCGGCCGGCGTCGTCGGCACGAGCATGGAGAGCAGCAGCGGCGCGGCAAGCGAGAAGGCTAAGGCCAGCACGGCGGCCTGAATGCTGAGGAGCGAGGCTAGCTGCGGCGGGGACAGCAGTTGCCAGAAGGCCACGCCCCAAAAGGCGAAGCCGCAGCCGAGAAATACACACGCGATCACGTCCAGCACCGAGCGCGCCGGCGTCGCCCGTTGCAGTTGGCGGTAGCGGCGTTCTATGTCCATAGGTAGCACGTCCTTTCGTGTCTCGCGACGTGCTACAATCGGCACGTCGCTTTGCTCATCCCAAAGCGATGCAGCATTGGTCGCCGGCGAGGCCTTGAACCTCGCCGGCGGTCGCTGCTCGTTAGACCAGCGTGATCTTGGTGCGGCCGCCGTAGCGCGCGCTCAAACGCTCTTCATAGAGGCGCTTTTCGTCTTCCACACCCTTGACCAACTCCTCGAAATACTCCTTTTCGGTGAACAGTCCTTTGGCGATCAGCATTCTCACGAGCGCGCCGTGCTCGACCATTGCCAGATTGACGCCAGTGCGCAGCATTTTTGGCGATGCGGCGCTCCCTGAGATGCTCGGCGGATCGTCGTTCATCTCCATCGCCACGCCGGCCTGCACGGCGTGCGCGGCGGCTTCGTAGCGCCGCTGGAGTTCGTCACGTTTGGTCATTGCTTGCTCCTTACCGATCATAATCCCGCGGCGGATACTCAAACGCGCTATCCTTTTCATCGGCCAGCTCGCCAGTGCGATCGTCGCGACTAGCAATCGTGCGCCGCACATTGGACTCTGCCGCTTCAAGCAGGTGCGCCAGCGTGCGGAGCTGAACGAGGTCGTTATCGGCCAGGTCGGTCTGGCCAAGCGTGCTGAGACTGATGACCAGGCTGGCGTACTGGAGTTCAGTCATGATCATGCATCCCTCACTTTCGTCGCGCCGTCATAAGCACCGATCGCTTTCGATAGCGCTTTACGAGAATCCACCCGGATTTCGCTCCTCGTGCATATCCGCCAGGTCGTCAAAAATCGCCTCGATCGTGTCGTCTGAGAGCTCGCTTACCGCCCGGCGCTTCGCCAGCCCGATCGCCCGCACGGCCGTTTGCTCCGCTACAGACGCAACATCTTGCGTCTCTCCGGCGGCCGGCCCTCCCAGCTCGCCCGGCGGCCCGTAGACCGCGAGCAGCGCCTGCGTACACTCGCGGCAGAACAGCAGCAAGATGTAGTTGCTAGAGCCCATCGGGTAGAGCGTCCCGGCGGTGGCCGCCTTGCCGCAGATGGTGTCGCCCTGGATGGTGCAGCAGGGCAGCGCAGGGTCAAAGCCGATCGATGTGGTCATTGCTTTTCCTTCCACGTCCGGGTGTCCTCCTGGTCTGGTACGTCGATGTCGCCATAGGCGATCCACTCGTCTTTCTGGCCGAGCTTGGCGCGGTAGAAGCTGGCCTTGCCGCTCGTGCGGCGGTTGATGTAGCCGGCGATCTCCTCGGCCTCCTCCTTCGTCTTTGCGATGATGCGCAGCTTGCCGACGATCATGCGTCGCCCGCTTTCAATGCCGCTAAGGCCGCGTCGAGCGGGGCCAGCGCCTGTTGCACGGTCTCGCGCACCCGCTCGTCGAGCGCCTCGATCTGCGCTAGATGAGCGAGAATCGTTGCCGCTGGCCACGCCGCGTCGCTGAGCCACGCCAGCAGCTCACGCGTCTGGCCCAGCTGCGACTCCAGTTCCGCCGCGCGGGCCTCCTGTTCTGCGAACGCCTGCGCGGCGAGGTAGTTCGCATGCCGCGCCTGATCGCGCTCCGACCGAAGGCCGTCGAGCTGGTCTGCCGCCAGTTCGACGGCCTTCTGGTAGGCGGCTAACTCTTCGTTCATAGGATGGCTCTTCCTGCGGCCTCTGGTCGCATTATTCGCCTTGAGCACGGCGATCTGTTTCTCGCGGTAGACGGGATCGCTCCAGCGGCGAGCGAGCGCCGCGCTGTGTTTCCGGCTCATTGATCAAACTCCGTATGCCAGCCGCGCTCGGCGACGATTGCCAGCGCGCCCTGGCCGGCGATCCGCTGCTGAAATTGGCGCGCGATCCGCTCGGCGATAGCGCGCGTGGGGCCGGTGTTGTCGGGATGCCGGCAGGCCAGCTGCACGCACGCTAAGAGACACCATGCTTCGAGCGGTGTCATCGACAGCACCAGCCGCTGGGTCTGTTTCGTCAGTGCCGCGAACTCGGCCACGAAGGCCGCTTCCAGGGCGTCGCTCATCGCATCATCCTCCATGCGCAGCGCGTACAGATGTCACGCCGGTAGTCCAGCCACGCGCAGCCGCCTGGACACGCATACTGCCGGGTGCAGCCGCACACGCGGCAGCAGCCCGGCCCAAGCGTCGCGTGGTAGCGGAGCGGGTAGGTGTGGCCGGCGTGGGCGACGAGCCGCAGCACCCGGATGCGACCGGAGGAGGCGCGAATCAGGTGGCGGTGGGCTTCGGTCATCGCACGCCCCACTCGCGCTGCCTTGCACGCCAATAGGTCGTCGTCTCTTCGCCGCTCCATTCCAGGTCGCGCCAGCAATCTTCGCAGACTGCAATGATCGCAAACGCACCGCTGGCGCGCTCGTTGAGCAGGATGTGCAACGCATGGTTGCCGCACGTCTGTCCCGATTTCAGCATACAGCACGGGAATACCCGCCCGGCTTGCGAGTGCCGGTGGAGCGAATGTCGATAGTGGCTCGCGTCAAAATCGTGGGGAAATTCAGGCCGCATGGTGTGTCTCCTTGCGTTCCTCTGACAGCCAGTTCCGGATCAGATCCTCCAGATCGCCCAGTGCGCCGCTCACGCTCTCGTAATCGTCGTCGAACACATCGGGAGCATCGCTCAGCAGATCGAGGCGCTTGCGCAGCGCGGCGAGGTCGGAGAGCTGGCCGCGCAGTTCGTCGAGCGGCGCGGAGTTGCCTGGCCCGGCCGCCCACGCCGCGATCGCCGCTAGGTCAGCGCGGATCGGGTCGAGCGGAATGGCGGGCGCGGCCATCAGCTGATCAACGGTGGCGATCACGGGCTGCTGCTGAGACTTGAATGCAAACGCCGGCGGCGGCTCCTTGTCGAGCAGCAGTGTGTAGGTCTCCCGCACGAAGGCGGCGATCGTCGTGTAGCCATAGATGTCGAGCGTTGCGAGCGCCTCGTCAGCCTCAGCACCGAACGCCTGTACTTCATCAGGCTTCCAAGAGCTGATGACCTGTTGCACGCCCTTTGGCTCTAAGAGCGGCCCAATCGCGATCCAGAGATCGAGCGCGGCATTCCGGTCCGTCGCACGGCCCAGCTTGTCGCTGAGCCGTGCGACCGCGTTCGTATCGAATGCCGGCCGCGCCTTCGCCGCCTCCCGGTCGCGCGCCAGCGAGATCGCGCTTTCAAGCGTCCGCGCGTCGCCGCGCCAGCCGTCGTTGTGGGCGATGGTCGGCGGCTGGGCGCTCTGCCAGAAGTAGCCGGCCTTTTCCAGGTCTTTCGGCAGCGCTGCGTCGAGATGGGCGAGCGTGGTGGCGGCTACTGCGGCGCGCTGCCGCGCGTGATAGCATTCGCCACATTCCTTGAGATCGCCCCAGATGCCGTTCATGATGTTCTCGCCGCACGTCGGGCACGCCAGGCGAGTCGGGGCGGCGGACGCCGCCGCAGTAGCTGCGCGCTTGGCCGCGCCCCCTTCGAACGTCGCGAGCGTGCTCAGGTGACTGTCGAGCTGATTGGTGGTCGCGTAGAGCTTGCCCTGTGGGTCATCGAGCCGGAATTGGTTCCCGTCCCGCGTGAATGTCCAGCCCAGCGCGGCGAAGCGATCCCGCGCGTCCAGGTACGCCTCCTGGCGCCGCTGGGCATACGCGGCGCGCGAGTCCAGTTCAGCTAGCCAGATCGACAACTCTCCCTCCGCGAGCTCGATCTCGCCGCCCGTTTCGTCCGATCGGCCGCTGTAGTCACGAAAGCTATAGAACGTCGTCATGCCCTTCTGGCGCGTGCCGCTCTTCGCGTAGCCGTGCGCGTCGAGGCGCTTGAGGATGTCGCTGATATCGACCAGGTTCGATACAAGCGGCGACGGTGGGTGCAGCGCCGGCGCGGGCTGTGCCGCCGGCGTCGCCTGACTCTGTAGCCACTGCGCACGCACGCAGCTGCTGCAATGTCCGCCCTCGGTCGATCCGCTCGGCAGCCGGTTCTGGATCGTCATGCCGCACCCTGAGCGCAGCAGATCGGGGCGCTCGCGCGTCCACAGATGCGCGGTCGGGTGATGCGCGTCGATAGATTGCCAAAACGGTGCGGCGATCTCCTGTGCCGCCTGCCGCACGTGCTGTGCGGTGCGCGGCCCGTCGCCGGCGATTCTGTCAGCGCGCTCAAACGCCTCGATCCGCTGCTCGGGCGGCAGCTGCTTCACGGCCTGGAGCTGCGAGGTTGGCAGATTCTCAAATTGAGAATCCTGCAAGTCGCGTGCTATCTCCGCCGCCTCCAGCTGGCGGTACAGCGTGGCGGTACTGGCGCCAAACTCCGCCTCTGCGCACTGTCTCCAGCTCTTGTAGCCCAGCGCTTTCCAGCCCTCGCGATCCTTCAGCTCCAGCAGCTCGCCGCGCGCAAGGTCAATCCGCGTTTTGATGCGGGTCACGACGGCGCGGGCTTCGGTGGCGTCCATCATCGGCACGCCGACGATCACATTGTCGGTCGTGGTGGTCAATTGTGTGGTCACGTTGCCAATCTCCTCCTGTTCGTAGCGGCGCGCGAGTGCGATGATGCCGCCCTTGTCGTAGGTCATCGCGCCCACGCGCCAGAGGTGGTTGCCGGCCGCCTCTGGCGCGATGCCGTGCGCCGTGAGAATCGGCAGCGCCTGGCTGAATGTTTTGATCATGCGGCCCTCACGAAATAGCTATCGCGGCTCTGCGCCACCCACCAGCGCATGGCGTGGTCGGGCCGAGTGTGGGGTGGCGCGGCCAGTGGCCGCTGGGGCAGCAAGCTGTGCAGCTCGGCGGCGAAATAGGGATCGGCAGCCATGCGCTGCTCAATCTGCCCCAAGCTGTAGATGATCGTCGTGTGATCGCGCCCGCCGAGCAGTCGCCCGATCTCCTCGAGCGAAATAGTGGCCGCTTTGCGCAGCACCCAGGCGGCCGCCTGGCGCGCGAGCACGATATGCCGCATGCGACTTGCGCCCGTCAGATCGGCCGGCGTGAGGTCGAAATGCACAGCCACGTGGGCGATGAGCTGTTTGGGCGTCATGGCCCACCCCGCGATCGCTGCCGATGCGTAGCTAGCGCGGCAAGCGCCTCATCGTCGCTGTCGCCCTGCCCGAGCCGGTCCTGCACAAACAGCCAGTCGGTGATGTACTGCCGGTGCGTGGCGGCCGTGGGGGCGGGGAGTAGCCGCGCGGCGTGGTCGCGGATCGACTCGACCTCTGGCGGCACAGCGCTGCCGAGCGTGAAGCCGTCGCGATTGGCATAGGCGGCCGGGTCGAGCTGGGGACCCTCGCGCGCCGGGGCCAACTGGCCGCACCGCAGCGCGTGGAAAAAGACGCCCTCGGTGAGGTGGCCGTCAGATAGCGCGATCCGGCGCTGGTCATATGCCCAGCGGTCGCGCACCTGCTGCGGCGTCCAGCCCGGCCGGGCCAGGAATGCATCGGCAATAATCGCCCCATCGGCCCCGAGTTCGGCCATGATCTGCGCGGCAGGATGCGATCGATCGATCGATCGATCATCTCGCAAACTCCCCCCAGACCCCCCAGTGGTACTGACTCTTTCAACAACAACAGGACTTGTTGCTGTTAGATAATCATGTACCATGGGGGGGTCAAGGGGGGGATCGGAATCGGTTAGGCCTGATCGATCAGGTGATCGATCACTTGGTCCATGGCCGTTCTGCCGCAGTGCCACGCGCTGCACGGCCGCTAAGATCGGGCTCGCTGCACGTGATCGATCACCTGATCGATCACGTGCTGGGGTCGCCGTCGCCTGATCGATCACCTGATCGATCACTTCTTCCGACTCGTCACAATGTGATCGATCACCTGATCGATCGCTTGCGTCGTCTTCGTCGGGGTGGCGGAGCAGCGTGATGTTCCGGCCGTCGTACAAGATCCAGCCCTTCTCGGCGATCTGGCGCAGGCAGTCGGTGATCAGGCCGCGACTCACGCCGCTCCACAGAGAAAGCTGCCGGACACCGGGCGCAAAGGTGCCGCCAACGCCGCAGTGCTCCAGGATAACCTTGAACACCTCTGCCGGTGGCGGCGAGGCAATGTATTGAAATGGGAGGAGCTTCGCTCGCGGTGCGACGCTAGGTGTCGCAGATGCGTGGTAAGATTCCATCGTTCCATCCTTCATTGTTGCAAGTGAGTCGGCCTGCTGCCCCTGAGAAGCCAGCAGGCCGATTTTTGTGCCCGAATGACGCTGCTACCAGGTGGCCCGGAGCCGTGGCGGCAGTTTCCGAACTTTTCCGAACGGGGCTGCTCTCCAGGGCGTGAGCCAGAGTGCGCAGCGGTAGCACCAGCGCGGATCGCTGAGACTGGGCAGATAGTGGCGCGTGAGGCAGCCAGGGCAGCGGCGGGCTGTTCTAGTGTGCATCACCCACCTCCTCCAGGAGTGGCGCGTGGCCATTCGTGGCCATTTCTGCGATCCGCGTGGCAAATGCCTGCTCGCCTATCGCGGCTTCGAGCGCGGCGATGTGCTCCTGGTAGACACTGAGCCGTGTCAAAAGCTCACTAACGTGACAGTCGGCCTCGACCGATCGTTGCTCACTTGCCCGGAGCAGAGAAACCAGTTCGGCATTCCGGGCGCGCAGCTCAATCAGTGGCCAGTCCGACGCGCGGCCGACGACGGCACGCTGCTGGCCGTCGACCTTGAGAATGAGCCGCTGCTCGTAGTAGTCGGCACCGGCGACGGTGCCGAGAAAGAGCCAGTCCAGGTCGCGCGCGTCAGTTGTGGTAAAATGCTCCATGGTTGATGTACTCCTTTGCCCCCAGTTGCGATCGTTTGAGGGTTCGCAGCTGGGGGCATTGATTGTGGTAGAATAGCGGCGGACGCAGCACGACTCGCCTGTACCCTTTTCGCGAGTCGTGCTGTAGCAGCGGTGTGGCCCCATTCGTGTGTCGTAGACACGGGTGGGGCCTTCGTGTTACCACTTCATGGTTCCCTCGCTTTCGATAACCGTTGCACCCGGATAGTGCCCCAATCCGCCACCCCGGCACGTTGCCGCATGGGGCGGATCTGCCGCCCTGTATGCGGAGGTGTGGACATGCAGATTGAAGAGGCTGTTGGTGTGTTTCTGGCGCATCGTCGCGCAAAGCGACTGAGCCAGAACTCGCTGGATCGCTACGCCCAGGCGTTGCAACGGTGGCAGCGCTGGCGGGCGACTCTGGTGTTGCCAAACGACGTGGACGCGGTGGAGATAGCTGAGCTACGCGACTTTTTCACCTACCTGCTCTACGAGCACGTCCCCCACAGTGACAACCCTCGACGGCACGCGGCGGCCGCACCTGGTTTGGCGCCGGCGACGGTCCTCAGCACGCGCAACGTGCTGCGCGCCTTCTGGACATTCGCAGCGGGTGAGGGGTGGCTGCGCGAGGCGCAGCGCGACTATTTCCGAGGCGATCGGATACCGCGCCCCATGATCGAACTGGAGGATCGGCCGTTTTGGAGTGACGACCTCGTGGACGCCCTGCTTGGTGCCTGTACGGGTTCAGCCGAGGAGACCGCGCGAGACCAGGCAATCATCCTGCTCTTCTACGAGAGCGGGATGCGGCTCGACGAGCTGAGCCGGCTGGAAGAGAATGCCGAGTTTCAACTTGAGAATCGCGCGGCGCGGATCGTCGGCAAGGGCCGCAAGCGGCGCTGGATCTTCTGGCACGATCGCGCCGATACCGCGCTACGTGCCTACTTGCCGCTGCGCCGGGGCGGGCCAGGCGGCGCGCTGTTCCGGAGCATGTCGCCGAAAAACAACGGCGGCGCGCTGAGTCGGGATGCGATCCGGGCGCTGATCAAGCGTCTCGCCCGGCGGGCCGGCATTGAACTGCCCAAGCAGGCGCCGATCCACGCCGGCCGCCACGGCTTCGCCCACGCGATGATCGATGGCGGCGCCGAGATCAGCGAGCTGGCGCAGATGATGGGCCATAGCTCCCTGGATACGACCTATCGCTATGTGCGCGAGCGCCGCGACAGGCTTCAGGAAGCGCACCGCCAGGCGCATATGCAGCGATTACAGCGCGACATTCCCGCTCCGATTCATAATCGCTAGGTCACAGGTTCGATCCCCGTCACCGGCACCAACCTTTCCTTTTCCCTCCCCGCCCCGTATGCAGGGGTTGACATTGTGGTTTCAACGAAGCACGGGAGGACACAATGAAATACGTGGCAGTTCTGGCGCTCTCAGTAGCGCTGCTCGTGGGCTGTGGCGGGTCGGTCGTGGAAGCGCCAACCGCGCCGGCACCACAGGCGGCGCCAACTGACGTGCCACCAACGGAGATCCTGGCGGTGATCGCGGCCGATACACCGACCGATGCCCCAGCGACGAAGGTTCAGGCGGTACAGGCCACACGCGCGCCGCAACTCACGGCGACGAAGGCGGCAACGAACACGCCTTTACCATCGGCGACGGCGACGATCACACCAACTGCAACACGCTTGCCGACAGCCAAACCGACCGCCCAGCCCGTTGCGACTGCCAAGCCAGCGCCGAAACCGACCGCAGTACCGAAGCCAACGGCGGCGCCGGCGCCGCGAGCGACGAACACGCCCGCGCCGGCTGCCAAGAGTTTCGACAACAATGGCGACGGCAAGGTAACGTGTGCGGACTTCAAAACCCAGGCCGAGGCCAAGGTCGCGCTGGCGGCCGGCTACACCAAGCTCGACAACGACGGCGATGGCATTCCCTGTGAGTCGCTGCCACCGGGGTAGTACGAAACTCCTACGCATGCCCGTTCACATCTTGGGGCGGTGGCGTAGAATGTAAATATTCGGTTAGCGCGGTGTCGTCCGCCCCGTGCGTATCATGGATCATCAATGCAGCACGCACAGGAGGGTAACGATGGACACTGGTATTCGACGGCTCGTTCTCGCTGGGCTCATGGCGCTCGCGCTGGCCGGGTGTGGCGCGGCGCCGACCGCTGCGCCGGCGCTCGTGGCGCAAGCGACGGTGGCACCGACGGCAACGGTCGCACCGACTAGTACACCAGCGCCGACGGCGACACCGAGACCAAAACCGACAGCAGCGGAACAGATAGGACCTGGACTCGGCATTTCGCGGGCGGTGCTTCAGTCGAAGTTCGAGGGTGCGCCCTTCAACGTGACCTTCAAAGATGATCCGAAGACAGAGAAGGGTCCGGTTGTCAAGGGCATATCGAATGCGAAGGGCGTAACCGTCTACTTGCGCGGCGCACCGGAGAACATCCAGGAAGCTCAGATACAGGCGGTCTTCGATGAAGGTGCGACCAGCGAGGATGCGTTACGACACATGATCGCGCTCCTGGAGGTCGCAGCGCCGGGCATCAATAACCCGACGATCTGGCTGAGGCCGCATCTCGATAACGCGATAGCGACGAAGAGCGATGTCGCAATCGAAGGCGGCCGAACGATCTCAATTATCGCTGTTCAGGACCCGACGATCATTATCCTGAGCGTGCTCCCGGCGCCGAAGTTGTAATCCCGCGCGAACCGGGCGCGGGTCTGAACACACTCCGCTTGGAGGTGTGGCCCTAGATTGGGCCTTTTCGCAGGTTGTCAAGGTGCTAACTAAGCAGTAGCGAGGAAGGCACTCGACATAGGTGGTTCGCTGAACGGCTGGAACTGAGCAGCGCGCCACACAAAGCCCTAGCCTGGCTCGTCCTTAAGCAGCGACCAGGCTAGGGCTTTGCTGTTGGCTGCCCATTTTACCTGAATCTCCGCCGGTCTGCGATTCTGTGCTTGCCTTAATGAATGCCGCGATCGCCGCGCTGGTGACACGCCGATCGGTCCCCACAAACACATACGCCAGCTTCCCCTGCTTCATCCACTTGTAGACCGCTTGCGGCGTGACTTTGAGCCGCTCAGCGACCTCTGGGATCGTAAAGTATTCCTCGTTCACTGACTGACCTCCTCTCGCTATCGCGTTGATGCCAGTATAGACTAGTGTATGGTAGTTGTCAATAACATTATCGTCATCTTGCGATGAAACCATTGACTTCTAGCCTTATCCAGTGTATACTACATTCAACGGGATTAAACGACACACAACAGGAGCCACCGCTATGACCACCGAACGCGACCGCATCCAGGCCCGCACCGCCGCTGAGGCGCAGCACGTGGCCAAAGCAACCCGCATCGATCTCAACGCCTTCCTGGCGCTCTCCGATGCCGAGCGCGGCGCGCGCTGGCGGCAGTGGTCGCTCGCAAGCAAGCAGGACGTGGTTATCCAGCAGATCGAGGCGCTGGGGTACGACTGGGACGCCGCGGCGGTCGCGCACTTCGTGGCGAAATACGACACCAGGTGGGAGAACGGCCAGCAGGACAGCGACCTGGTCGTTCCGGCCGCCTCGGCCATCCTGGCGCGCGCCAGTGACGACAGCGACACGGCGCGGCGGCACGAGGATTACCAGGGCGTCCGCCAGCTCGACCGGGTGCGGATGAACGTCCTACGCGGCGCGCGGCTCTGCTGGGTGCGGGGCGATCTGCTGATTGCCTCGATTAACCACCCTGGTGTGGTCTACAGTGTCAACCGCAGCGGGTGCAGCTGCCCGAACGGCGCGGCCGGCCGGGCGCAGTGCTGGCACGTGGCCCTGTTCGATCTCCTGCTGGCGATGCTGGAGACCGAGGCCGAGACGGCCGATATGGAAGCGGGCGCTGACGACGATGAGACGCCGGCGCCGCTGCCACTGCCGACGTGGCCGAGCGAGCTGGGCGACACCGAGGGCGACCCCACGCCGCCCGATCGCCCACGCCGCCCACTGGCCTTGATAGTCGTCGCCGCCCGCGCGCGCTGCTGGGCAACGCTGTAATGTGGCCCTGGAACGCCAGCACGATGGGCGAGGTGTATCTCTTCCATTTCAATGCGCCGCTGGGCAATTTGAGCAACCCGCGCGCCCAGGCCCGGCATTATCTGGGCTTTAGCGACGACTTGGACAGTCGGATCGCCAAGCAGCTCGCAGGCCGCGGCGCGAAGCTGGTGGCGGCGGCGCTGAAACAGGGGCTCATCTTCGAGCTCTATCACTGGCCGGCGTGCCTGGCCGTGGAGAAGCTGGTCAAGAAGACCAAGAAGACCAGCCTGTACTGTCCGGCGTGCTGCGCGGCGGCTAAGCGCAGGGTGAGGGCGCTGCCCACGCCGCCGGCGACTCAGCTGGCCTTCGACTTCGACACGGGCGAGCTGCCGACGATCGAGCTCGGCCGCATGGACTGGCTGGAGATCAAGATCAATCAGGAGTGGCGTTCGCTGCGCATTCCCACGCCGGCGGGGATAGACGACGATTTATTGTGAGGAGCATAAACACGATGCATGGCCCACTTGCACATTGTTCTAAGCCAAACAGCAGCGAAACCGGGTTATATCTTAGTGATGCTCGTTTCATGAACAATGCGCCACTTCAGACCGAGATCATCACAATCGAGGGGTTTGACGCACTTATCGATACATATCGCCCTGCTTTCGTCATGTTTCAGTTTTACGGCTATCCCCGGCGCGGCGTGGAGATCGAGAAGGCCCGTAAGCTCGTTGAGAAACTGCTCAGACAGTACGCACGTGGCGAATGGGGCCGATTTCGCTGAATCTCACCCTGGGGCGGATGCCGGTTTACTTCGCCGGCCCGCCCCGTTCAGGAGGCACCTATGTTCTACGTCCTGATCTGCCTATCTATCGCCCTGGCGATCGTGCTTATCGCCAGCTACCTACCGCGCCAGACCCCGACGCACTGCCGGTGCGGCAAGAAGGCTGACATCATCGACGACGCCCAGCCCTGGCGCGTCTGGTGCGCCCGATGCTGGCTCAAGAAAGCGCGTGTACCAAAAAACGGGTAACTGAAAAGGATTACACTCATAATGAAAGTGAGGCCACCATGTCCCAGATGAACCGCCCCGTGCGCAACCTGAGCGCACCCGACACGACCACCCCGCTGGCGACTGAGGATGCGCCGGCGCCAAAGCCCGCCCGGCCCACATCGCTCGCCGAGGCTGCCGTCCCCGGCCCGACCGCCGGGGCGGGCGAGCTTCCACGCGTCGAGCTGCGCACGACCGTCGAGCACCGCGGCCGCGCGTTCGTCATTGTCGCCAGTGGCATGACCCTGGATCAGTTCTGTGACCTGCTCGACCGCCGCGGCTACGCAGCGCCATCTCTGACGCAGGAATGGCAGCGGCTGCCCGACGGCACGCCGATCTGCCCCAAGCACCACGCCCCGATGCGCGCCAGAGAAAAGCAGGGCGACACCTGGTACAGTCACAACGTCGGCACCCGCGACGCGCCGATCTACTGCAAGGGCTACCACGGCAAGGACAGCCCCGGCTATGAGCACGAATAGCGAGCGGGGAGCAGCAGCAGCGCCGGCCGCGTGGGCAGCCGGCGCTGTGGCAGTGATTGGGAGGAATGTGGGGTTCATAGGACTCAACGCACACCGAGACGTTTTTCGCACACGCCCGATCTGCTATACTCGCCTGAGACACGAAAAAGCCGCCCGTGCTTTGGGAGCGCTGGGGCGGCTCTTCCTGTACGGCCCGGCCAAGGGCATAGCGCTATTCTGACCGACCCGGCCACAAATGTCAAGCGCCCCCCACTTGGAGATTCTCGTGAGCAATCCTGGCTCGATTACGATCACCTCCATTCCCGCGAAGGTGATGGCGCAGCTGATCGCCTATCAAAATACGTTGAACGCGACGCTCGCCGCTGAACTGGCGGATAGCCCGTCGCTCTACCGGCCGCTGACGCTTGAAGACACCGCCTATCACCTGATGGCGGAAGGCTTGCAGCGCTGGGTGCTCGCGCAGGCCAGTACGAGCGACCAGGCAGAGATAGCCGAGTGACCCCCGCCCGATCGTGCCGCTGGACTATCGCCCGATCGCGCGCGGTGTGCGATACTGGAGATCCGCGCCCCTGTCCGATTATTTATGATAATCGGACACACCCCAAGAGACCCGCATGCAAGAACTCATTCTCCCACCCCGGCAGCTGACCCTCGATCTGCCGCTGATCGCCCGCGCCGGCGCGGCCGCCAACGCCGCAGCTGCGGCGCGCGCGTTCGCCCAGTATCGCGAGCGAATCGCCGACGAGACCAGGCGCCGCCACGACTCCGATCTGGCAACATTCGCGACATTTCTTGGCGCGATTGGACTTGATACTGCCGGTGGTATCACGCTGGCCAGCGACCCGGCCGCCTGGGCGGGTATGACCTGGGGGCTCATAGCTGGCTTCGTGGCGTGGCAGTCGAGCGAGGGCTACGCGATCGGCAGTATCAATGTGCGGCTCTCCACCGTCAAAGCCTACGCCCGGCTCGCTGCCAAGGCCGGCGCCTTGTCTGCCGACGAATATGCCCAGATCCGATTAGTGCAAGGCTTCCGGCACGCCGAAGGGCGCAGAGTCGACGCGAAACGCGAAACGACTCGGAAAGCAGGGGGGAAGAAACAAGCACCAGTATCTATTAGTCATGCGCATGCCAGTCTCTTGAAAGCGCAGGTCGATCCGCGCGATCGGCTGCTGATGTGCCTGCTGCTCGACCACGGGCTGCGGGTGGGGGAAGTGGCCAGCCTGGTCGCTGCCGATTTCGATCTCGCCGGCGGGCTGCTGCGCTTCTACCGATCGAAGGTCGATAAGACGCAGACGCATGCCCTCAGCAGTGACACGCTGGCCGCTGCGCTGGCCTGTGGGCTAGAGAAGCGCACAGGTCCGCTCTTCGGTGTCGATCGTACCATTCGCCGCGCCGTGGGCCGTCTGGGCGCGGCCGTGGGCCTGGCCAAGTTGTCCCCCCACGATTGCCGCCACGCCTGGGCCACCTTCGCCACGCGCGCGGGCACGCCGACCAAGGCGCTACAGGATGCCGGCGGCTGGAGTTCGCCGGCCATGCCGCTACGCTACGCCGAGAGTGCCGAGATTGCGAACGATGGGGTCAAGCTGCGCTAGACACCGCCCGATGAGCGTGCTATACTCGCTCGTATATCCAGGGAGCATCAGAAGGGAGCACGGCCATGCCCCGATCGAGTCTTCCGCCGTAGCGTCGCCAGCCGCATCATGTGGAACCAAACGCCCCGACCAGTACGGCCGGGGCGTTGCTATGTCCCGCGCTCGTTGACCAGATCGGCGCTGCCAAAGTGCATGAGCAGCACACGCCGGGTGTGCTCCTGCTCGCTCCGGACGACGTTCTGCAATTGCCTGACCGCCGCATTCAGCGCCTCGATCTGCGCGCTCAGGAGTTCCAGCTGCTCGCGCAGCACCTGGCCGGTCGCGGCCGGCGGGTGTGATGGTGTGGTCACGTCTTCCCTCCTTACGCGGCCCGCTCACGCGATTTCAGCGGCAGCGGCTCATTGAGTGTGACCACCCGATCGACCCCCAGGTGCTCAGCGATCAGCAGCACCGTCTTTTGCAGATCGATCATGGTGTGATACCACTGGCGCATGACCGTGTGCAGCTGCTTGATCTCGATCTCGAAGTCATCACGCGCGGCGGTGTTCTCCTCACTTGCCCGCACCATGAGCGTCAGCCGCTCGCCGAACGCATGGTGCTGCGTGGCAAGGTGCGCACGGTGGCTGCCGAACTCCTCCCGAAACTGGCGCTGCTCCTCGCGGCCTTGCAGCAGCTCATCCCAGAGCTGCGCTGCGGCGGGTATCGACCCCTCAGCATTGGACATGACTCACTCCCTTGTCGTGTGTGACCTTCCTCAATGTGCGTGCCCCCCTCAGTATAGAGAACGCATACGCGGCACGCAACGATTCATATGTGGTTAAGACGACCGCACTACGATGCTGAGTGTTAGTACGACACTCCTATTTCGGCATAGGCCGCCGTATCCCCCAAAGGCGCACGAACGTTCTTCATGGTACTAGTAGCCGTTAGGCCATTGAACTATAGCGATCCCGCCGTGTGTCGTGGTATCCTGGCATCTGACAACACAGAAGCGCCAGAGCGAAGCACGCGCGGCGGAATCGTCAGACAGACGAATCCGGCCGCTTTTTTGATCTCCCCGGCCCGCCGGGGCGGGCTCGCGAAAGGCACCACGTCCATGCTTGCGTCTATGTCCACCCCGCCTAACGGCTTTGATAGCTTGCTCCAGCGCCTGAAGACCATCGCCAGCGACGCGGCGCACACCGGCTTCGGCCTGATTCGCATCAGCGGCGACGGCAATAACACGGAGCTGGAGCTGACGATTGCCCGCGAGAAAGTGCATGGCCGGCTCGAAGCCTTCGACAGCTTCGCCCTGCGCGTGCATCATCTGACCAAGCTCGGCGACACCGTGGAATGGACATTCCGCGATCGCGAGATCGTCTTAGCGCGGATTACGCGCGCGCATTAGACGCAACACAACCTGGATTGCCCTACGAAGGACTCGGGGGCATGGTTCTCATAATGAGAACCATGCCCCTTTTTTATCGCCATTTCCATCAGGACACCCGAGCCGGCGCCGCGTGAAGGCCGCGCACAGACCCTTAGAAAGGGCGCCCCGCTGGTGGAGCTGGACTTGTTACACACTATGGCCGCAGCCCTGTTACACGCTGACATCCTGGTCGAAAAGCGCCGCAGACTCGAGCAGCTGGAGCTGAGAGCGGCGCGCGGTGGCATCAACACGCCGCCCGAAGTGACCCTTGAGATCAAGGATATCCAGCGCGAGCTGGCGGCGGCCGCGCCGGCGACCGTGGCCGAGAGCCACGACATTCTCTACGACTTCATGATGCAGATCAATACGCGCATCGACCGCCTCTACTGGTGGATGCTGCTGCTGGCGATCCTCATCGTGCTGGCGGTGAAGCTATGAGCCGTAGAGACGGAACATATTCCGTCTCTACGGCCCGCGCGCTTCTCCCGCCTTCTCCGGAAAGCGCACGCCGATCCGCTGCTCGAGCAGCCCCCACGCTCGACATCGTCGATCGCGCGCTTCTGGCGGCAGCCGGCCTACTCTTCGGCGTGGGCCTGCTGCTGCTCTGGCAATGCCTGACCTGGGGGTTGTGATGCTCGGCTTCGACTGTATCGACATTCGCGCCCAATTACCTCGAGCAAATTGGCAGATAGGCCAGCGTCAGGCCACCACGTCGCTGACCTGGCATTACAACGGGCCAGCGGTCGCGCCCGATCACCAGCATGGCGCAGGACTGCTTGCGCAGCTCGCGGGCGATAGCGCCTGGCAGATGCGACCGGGCTGGGGCGGAACCAAGGCCGGCGCGCCGCACCTCATGTATCACCTCGTCGTCGGCGCAGACGGCCGGGTGTACCAGACCGCCGACCTATCCGAGATCCTCTGGCACTGCGCGCACCAGGACGGCAATAGCCACGGCCTGGCGCTGCACTTCCCACTCGGCGACGACCAGCAGCCGAGTGGGGCGCAGATGATCAGCGCGATTCGCGTCAGCGAGGCGCTCAGGGCGCGCTATCAGATTCCGCTCAACCGGACGCTTGGACACCTCGAATGGAAGCACGCGACCCGTTGCCCTGGCCCATTTCTTATGGCGCACCTCATCGACTATCGCAGCCATCTCGCGCCCAAGGTCGTGCCGACCCCCACGCCGGCGGGCCTCAGGCGTTTCCAGATCACCTGTCCGAGCAAAGCGAATGTCCGCCAAGGTCCCGGCCGCGACTACAAGGTCGCCGGCACGCTGAAGAGCGGCACGATCGTGTTCGTGGACATGACCAAGCAGGGCGAGGTGGTAGGCCGCAACCCGACCTGGATCCACATGGCCAAGGTCGACAACGAGCAGGCTGATCTCGGCTTCATCAGCGAAACGCTAGGAGTATGGCTTTGAACGAACGCGGCCAGAAGGCCAAGCATACCGTTGCCCGCCACCTCCAGGCCCTGTGGTTAGTCTGCGCCCGGCGAGTCATTCGGAGCATTCCTGGCGCGACACCGCTGCCGATCGCACGGCGCTGGCAGCACTACGCGATCGTCGCGACCGCCCAGCTGAGCCGGAAGCGTCTCGCGCGCGTGGTCTGGCCCTGGCAGGCCCGCCCAGCGTCGCCCGTGCGGCCGCCCTACGTCTCTGCTTCTCGCTGGAGAAGGCAGTGCCTATCTAACGGCCCACGGGTCGCACGCGGCCGCCCGAGCAACCCCACGGTGCTGGCATGACCATCGCACACATCGACGGCGTGTACTACAACGTCTGTGACGAGCACCAGCGGATCTTTCTGCCGGGACAGGAGTGCAGCCGCTGCGCTGCGCACGCGCGCGACGCGCTAAACGTGCTGGAGGCGCGGATCGCCGACCAGGACGACCAGATCAGCGGCCTGAGAAGGCAGATCAACACCTTGGAACATGTCGCACGCGACCTCCAGCGCGCCCATAACGCCCTGGTCGATCATGTGCGACCGAATGAGGATCTGCTGCCGTGAAGCGCGGATCGCCTATCATCACCTGCCCCGACTGCCGCACGTCGCACCTGGCCAGCGCGGCCAGGCGTGCGCTCGGACTCTGGTGGATCGCCTGTCGCTTCTGTGGGCTCATTCCCTGGAGGGCGCGGCTATGACCTGGCTTATCTGCGGCATCGTCCTCTACTCCATCGGCACCATCGTCTTCACGCTGGCGATCTGTAAGGCTGCGGCGCGGGGCGATCGCGACTAATGCCGTTTTCTCGTTTTCGAAACGACTATGAGCAAGTTTCAAGTGGGCAATCCTGGTGGGCCAGGCCGGCCGCGTAAAGCCGAGAAGTACGCTGGCCAGATCGCAGCGACCGAAGATCGCATCGCCGACCTGCTGCCGACGCTGATTGCCAACCTGCTCACCTTAGCAAACGGCGTCATGGTGCAGGATGTTAGCCCCTTCGACGGTAGCACATTGGTCTACAAAGAGCCACCCGATCGCAAGGCGAACGAGTATCTCATCGATCGCATTCTTGGCCGACCAACTCAGGCGATCGAGGCCGACGTTGCAAGCGATGGATCGTTGACCATCCGAGTCGAGTATGCCGACCCTCACGATCCAGCTTCCCCGCCCGCATCCGGGGCAACGCCAGATCCTGCGGGAGGCGCGACGCTTTAACACGGTCGCGTGCGGTCGGCGCTGGGGCAAGTCCACGCTGGGCGTCAATCTCATCGCCGACACCACACTCGCGGGCTATCCCTTCGGCTGGTTTGCGCCAACCTATAAGCTGCTGATGGAGGCGTGGCGCGACACGATCCGCGTGCTCCGCCCGGTCGTCAGAAGCAGCAACGCCAGCGACCACCGGATCGAGCTTGTCACCGGCGGCGTGGTCGAGTTCTGGACACTCCAGGATACAGACGCCGGGCGCTCGCGCAAGTACAAGCGTGTGTTTGTCGATGAGGCGGGCCTGGTGCCCAATCTCGGCGAGATCTGGCAGGCGGCCATCCGGCCCACCCTGGCCGACTACGCAGGCGATGGTTGGCTGGCAGGCACCCCCAAAGGCCGCAACTTCTTTTGGGAATGCCACAACCGGGGCGCAGATCCACTCCAGATCGACTGGGCCAGCTGGCAGAAGCCGACCGAGGACAATCCGCACATTCCGCCTGGTGAAGTCGCGGCGATGCGCGCAGAGCTGACCGAGCGGCGCGCGGCCCAGGAGATCGACGCGATGTTCCTGGACGACGGCGGCGGCGTCTTTCGCAATGTGGTGGCCTGTTCGACCGGAACGCCGCAGCACGAACCGACCAAAGGCCATGCCTACGTCGCGGGCGTGGACTGGGGCAAGTCGCACGACTACACCGTGATTAGCGTCTGGGACGTGACCGAGCAGCGCGAAGTCTGGCTTGAGCGGACGAACGGCGTTGAATATGCCATCCAGGAGCAACGACTCGTCGCACTGGCCGAACGCTACAAGCTCAAAGCGATCTGGCCAGAGGCGAATAGTATCGGCGGACCAATCATCGAACGCCTGCGCCGGCGCAATTTGCCGGTTCGGCCGTTCACCACCACAAACGCCACCAAAGCCGCAGCCGTGGACGCGCTGACATTGGCGCTGGAACGCCAGGCGATTACGCTGCTCGACGACCCCGTCGCCATTGCTGAGTTGCTGGCCTTCGAAGGCGAAACGTTGCCGTCTGGACTTATCCGCTACGGCGCTCCCGAGGGACAACACGACGATACCGTGGTTGCCCGCATGATCGCCCACCAGGCCGCCCGCTATCCCCGCGAAGGTCGCGCGAGTGAGAATCCGATCTATTAATCATTGACTCGCCGCCATCCCTTGAAGCTCTTGCGCTTCCCTGCGAGCATCCGCTGAAAGTCATTCCAGCGCCAGCCCTGCTCACGCGCAAACGCCTTGCCGCCGTGAATGGTCACGATTTCACCCGCTGGCGAGATCAGGGTATAGGTTTTCTTCTTGGTTTCGTTTAGCGCCCGCGCTTGCGCCGCCTGTTGTTCGCGTAGCTCCGGACGCGCTGTGAACGTCGCCAGCCTGGACTCTCCGATCTTGCGCTTGTGGTCAGCACTGTACCGCCGCCCAACGATCAACCGCCGCCGCTTCTGCCGATACGCCGCAGTCGCCATCGCAGATCGTAGGTTCGTCAGATGATCAGCCGAGAACACCCGCCCGCGCATTGCCATTGAGAGCTTGCGGCGCGTTGCCTGGGATGGGCTGATGCCAAGCAAGCTGCCCGCCGTCGTTGCCGTGTTGTAGATACGGTCACGAGCGACCGCAGCGAACAGCCAGTCAAGCCAGCGCTGCTCAGTCGCTATCAAGTCCTCTTTCCGCTCGACAACTTCAATCACCGAAAAGGTGAAGGCATTCGGCCCGTACTTGTTCCAGGCGTGCTGTAGGTGCTTGGACGGATGGATGCCCCGGCGCAACGTGTGGCGATGCCCAGCCCAGCGCAGCCGTATAACGACCGCACTACCCATATAGATCGCGTCGTTTGGCCCTTCAATCGCGTAGATGCCCATCGTCATGGGATGCCTCTTGTAGTCGCGCCAGCTCCGCACGTACCACGCGATCTAGGAATATGCCCATCTGCTCACCAGAGAGCGCGCACGCAAGGCGGATGGCGTTGTAGGTCGCAAGCCAGATTTTGATTGTTCGGTACTCTTTCATAGTGGTAATATTACCACCAAACAGGGCAACGGTCAAATGGCGTTACTCTCCGGCCAAATAAATGCACAGGTTTGGCAAGAACGGCAAGCGAATGCCAAGCATGACCGTGCGCGGCACATAGAAGATGCATGGTCGTACTACGAAGGCCGGCATCCGCTGCCGCTCGTGGTCAAGCCGAACGCGCCCGATGATAACGTCATTGTGAACTTGGCCAGGCCGGTGGTTGACAAAGGCATCAGCCTGCTGTTCGGCAA